CCCTCGTAATGAGGGCTTTCTACCTCATCCTTTACAGCTATATCCATTGTGATAGCTCCAGAGGAGCCTCCTGTAGATAATGCCTGTGCTACATTGAAATCTGAGCTCTGATTTACAGTACTCTTTATATCGTGAGTGATAATGTGAGTACCAGCTCTGCCTAAGCCTACACCGTAGTACATAGGGCTCTCTGTAGCTACCTTAGGGTTAATATCGTTTGTGATCTGATACCTCATAGCCACACAGGATACTACCGCCACACTAAAAGGAGTTGTATTTCCCTCCTCCAGAGTGTTTTTAAGATCCAGCACCAGATTACAGGGGATCATATCCTGCAAAATAGAGGAGATCGTATCAAACGCCCCCTCTATCCCTAAATGAGTTATAATCTCTAAAAAATAATTTTTATAATCTGGATTTACACTAAAGTTATCATCTCCACAGATACTAATGAGCCTGTTATAAAGCTCTTTCTCCGTATAAGGTACTTTATCGTTCCACTTAACTAGCACGTTGAAACGCCTTGTTTCTAGGCTGGCTCCTGCCTCTGGGTAAATACCCATCATATCCTCAAAACGCTTAATACCGTACTCATCCGCTGTTTCTATAAACATATTGTTAAGAGTACGCTCAATCTGTTCTAGGATATATTTAAGCTCTGGCGTTTCCGCCTTTGCTATCTCCTTAAACTCCTTAAGCTGGCGGAGTACAGGCATCCAATAGCCTAATAGATCAATCTCTCTAGCCAATAGAAACACCTCCTAACAGAGGTATCTCCTCCTGTGCTAAGGCTAAGTTACTAGCTACATCGTTTAGCTTTGTATCCGCCACATCTAAGATCCCATCCAGATTAAGGAGCCTGTTTTCGATCTGAGAGATACGCACTACTAAGTTACCTTTCTCCCAGTTCTTACGCATCTCCAGAAAATACGCCTCCAGAGTTTCCTCCGCCTTAGGCTTTACCTGTGACCACTGGTAGCCATCATTTAGAATTATTCTGGATTTTATGCTTACCGTCTTACCCACAGCGGATACTACTGTTACGGTATGCCCTATAGGTGCTATGCCACTACCTGTACCCTGTGGATCTGGATCTATAGCCTCCTGCACCGCTTTTACCAGCGTGCTAGATGCTACTCCAAAATCACTATTGATAATGATTAACTTAACAGTGCCTCCCCCATTCCATACAGGGATAACTACTGTACCGCCTACACCATCCAGAGCATCGGTTTTTTCTACATAATCCTGCTTATTACCGCCAAAAGGGTTACTATCAAAGGAGTTAAGGTATCGTGTCCTTAAAGCTTCTGTATCCTCCTCATCCTCCGCTGGGATAAGGAGCTCTGTAAGCTCTCCAGTAAGATCCTTATCAATGTACTCAATGGAGCTAAGCTCTCCAAAAAACTTGTTACCATTAGTACCCTCTGTTTCACACTCCATCTGGTAATAAAAATAGCCATCAGCACTCTCCATAAATGCTGTGGCTACATAGTTAAGCTCATTCAGATTAAATCTGGATCCTATAGGGATCTCCATATTAAATTTACCCTTTAGAGTAGCCTTAGTAGCCTCATAAGGGATAATACCCCTCTCCTTACATCGGAGGATTAGAAACTCTCTTACTGCGGTATCTGCATACCCATTATTTACGATATTACCTAGCTGGATATATACATCTGCGTGCTCTGCGGATACAGGGGCTATAGCGTTCATAATAACGGAGCCCTCACGCTTATCTACATCACTTGCTACCCTTGCTAGGGATCTATCTAATATATTTTCGTATGTCTGATCCTCATACATCCATTTCCACCTCCTTACTACCTACATCTGTTACCAGAGTAAATTTTATATGGAGTACATCTTTAATCTGGGATACCTCCAGATCTTGTACTCCTGTTATGTGCTCATTCTCAAATAAGCACTCCTCCATATACCGCCTTACCTCACTGTTAAGGTATTCCTCGCTATAGCTATATCCGATAAGATCATAAACCTCATCCCCATAACCCCAGCTATAAATAATCCAGCGGTATCTCTTAGCCTTAAGAGCTAAGTAAGCCCACACACAAAGAGCATCTACACCAGTTACAATCCTCCCTGTGAGTGTGCCTTTTTCAAAGTCGATCTCATACTCACGGATAGAGGAGGCTGTTACCTCTTGATCCGCTAGAGTAAGATCCTCCGTTGTTGCAAAAGGAAATAAACTCATTTACGCCTCCACCACCCTTGCTATGATTACATACTTGTTATTATCATTAAGTTTCTGTACCAGCACCATATCCCCAGCCTTAAGCCCATCGGTATAGGTTATCTGGCTCTGTTTCCATACCCTAGTATCTGGATCTGGGTTATCCTTACTGGCAAAACCGTTACTCTGTGTAGTATCCACAGATACTCCAGATACATAAGGTACTTTTATCTGTCTGGTATACCCTGCTACTAAGTAATCCGCTATATACAGATCCTCAGCATTGAGTACCAGATCATCTATCTTTACACTGTTAGAGCTTTGCATTACTCCTATCTGGGCTAAGGTAGGATTATCTTTAGCTCCCTGTGATCGCATCATCTCTAGCACTTCCGCATATTGATGATCGTTTTTCATGTTATCGCCATTACCAGCCATGCTATCCCTCCTTAGTATCCATCATTTGTTTTAGAGTTACTGTTAAGCTCATGGTAGCTACTCCATTCTGCCATGTGTGAGTATCTGCATCTATCCACACTACACCGCTGAGCCCTGTAGAGCTATCTCTTACTACTGCCCCTGCTCCTGTTACTGCCTCATTGAGGTTTACACATTCCAGAGTAAAGGTTTTCTCAACCGTCTTAAACATACTCTTAGCTGTGGTAGTAGCATCCTTGCCCTCCTCTTTAGTGTAGGTCTGTTGGAATATACCATACTTTTTCACATCTGTATCATTTTGTACTACTCCTTGTGGTTTACCCTCTCCGTCATAAATACGAACCTTATTAACCATGTTAGTAATGCTCTCTTTATAGTTAGAGCTGGTAATATTGCTATCCTCCGTGATCTCAATACTGCATACCACCTTACCCATTTCCTCTACATTGAGGTAGCCTTTTTTAGCTACCACTCTGTAGCTTACGCCGTTCTGTTGGTATGCCTGTGTATAGGCTCTCATAATAATCTCATAGATAGATACATTCTGTACTATGAGTTTCTGGGTTAGCCCTGTTTGGGCTAAGGAGCCTACAGGGATCTCCATATCATCACATACCATCTGAGTTATTGCCTCCGCTGTTTTAGAGCTAAAATTATAAGTGGCGTTACTCTTAATGGTATAGAAAAGAAGATCATAACAGGTATAAGTAACCGTACCTGTGGTACTGCTTGCCTCCCTCTCTACTACAAAGCCTCTAAAGAGCTCTGTTTTTCCATCATCCTCAAATAGATAAACAGGATCCGCTAAGTTAATGGCAAGAGGAGTAATATTTTTATCTAAGGGAGCGTTTACAATGTGTAGCTCTAACTTTCTGGCTACCTCTGATCTGCTACCTCCCCAGCTCATAGAGGATACATACTCTGTAATGTCTGTATCCTTATGTACTACTATCACTCTTACCACCTCCTTAAGGGATCGTTAGTACTTGATTAGGATAGATAAGATTAGGATTTTTTATCTTATCCCTGTTAGCATTGTAGATCTTAGTGTACTGAGCTCCATTACCGTAAAACTGTTTAGCTATTTTCCAGAGGCAATCTCCACTTTTTACCGTGTAGGTTCTGGCTGTACTAGCCTGTGGCTTTGTAGCTCTGGTAGTAGGCTTTACAGTAGCTATAGTAACGGTAGCTTTCTTTGTCTTTATCTTTTTGTATTCCTTTAGATTACAGGTATAATAAATATCTCCTGTAGCATCCTGCTCTCCCCACACAAAGCTCTCTACTGTAGCCTCCATGTTAATAGTGCCTGTTATGATAACCCTAATAGGAGTACCAGACTTTCTCCAGCTCTCGATCTTCTCTACATAAGTTAAGGGCTGTTTACGCCCTGCATTATTACTAAAGTTATAATCTTTTGCTGGAAAAAAAGACTTAAGAGAAATTTCTCTTAAGCCTGTGTTACCGATAAGGTTTACATCTCCCACCTGTATTACATTGACAACCGTATTTTTATGAGCTACGGATACCGTGTAATCGGAGGGCTTAACTGGGAGTTGAAACTTATCGCTATTCTGTTGTAACCAAAATTCCATTAAGTATCCTCCTCCCTGTTAAGTCATATTAGGTAACAACTTTTTGAATTTTGCCACCATATCAGATACCACCTTATCGGTATCTGCCTCTTTCTCGATGATTACCGTATCCGCCAATTTTTCAATCGTTACGGATCCGATACCACCGCTCTTAGGTAAATCGCTATCCTGTGGATTTCCTGTACCTCCTGTACCGCCTTTATCATCCTGTGGATCTGGATCTCTATCTATAGGCTTAACATCGCTGAGCTGTACGCCCCTTGTGCTCATCGCCCTATCATATTGATCCGCTTGATTTCTTGTTAAGACTTTCTCGCCTTGATGGAGGATAGCTGGGTAGTTATCATATGGTACTCTATCTTTACCATAGGCAAAACCTAAAGCACTCTTAACCTTGCCTCCGATACCTCCTACAAAGTCCTTAGCCTTTGAGATTGCACCACCGATCTTATCTACAAAACCGCTGATAGCATCTATCGCTCCGCTTATCACACTCGTTACGGTTCCGATCGCTGTTGATACCGCATCGGAGATACCACCGAAAATAGTGGATACCGCATCGAATAAGCCTTGAAATACGCTCTTAATGGTTTCTACGATAGTTGTAATCGTGGAGCTTGCACTGTCGAAAAATCCACAGATACTCTCCCAAATTTGCTGTATATATGGGGCTAAAAAGTTGAACACAGTTTCGATACCAGTAAGGAGCCCATCGACCACTGTTAAAATCAAATCGACCACAGCCGAAATTACAGGGGCTAGAGCCTGCCAGACTGTAGAAACCACTGTAACCACCGTTGATACAATAGTCTGGAATAATCCCATGTGATTTCCGATCACAGTAAGTACCTGCTGGATCACACCGCCTACAAAAGTGAAAATAGAGCTCAGTGTAGGCATGATCGCTACAATCGCATTTACCACCACAGTTATTACCTGCTGGATAATCGGCATCGCTGTTACAATGATGTTAGTGATAGTCTGAATTACTGGGATAAGATACGGTATGATCTGAGCTACACCGCTCATAATCGTACTAATCACCTGCCCTACTACAGGGGCTATCTGTTGTACCGCTGAGATAATCGGAGGGATGATAGGTAAGATCGTATTGATCGCCTGTACTATTCCATCCTTAAGCCCAGAGAACATACTAGAAATACCGCCACCGTCTACCTTTACATTAAAAAGCTGATCGAAAATAGCTTGTAATGCTCCAGTATCAATACCGATATTACCCAGTCCTGTAAAGATTGCATCCTTGATAGATGTAAGGAGTGGTAATACATTCTCCTTAATCTGAGGAGCTACCTTTTCTACCGCTGTTCCTATTGCTGTAGGCAAGTTGCTAAAAATCGTCTGGAGCATCGGTATAAAGTTACCGAAAAAGAAAGTACTTGCACTCTCTACCAGCTCTCCCATACTTCTAGCTACTGCCTCTCCATCCCCTACA